AATTGCCAAGCCGTGATGGTGCGGCAGGAATAGATACCGAAATAATTTTTCTTGCGTTGGATGACCAAAAAGACGTCAGAAAATTGCTTTCTTTAGAACTTACTGGTGCTTGGGTCAATGAGGCGCGTGAGCTCCCAGTTGCAGTTATACAAGGCTTATCGCATAGAGTGGGGAGATTCCCAAGTAAAGCAGATGGCGGCCCAACGTGGCGCGGAATAATTTTAGATACTAACCCTATGGATGATGACCATTGGTATTATCGTCTTGCAGAAAAGGATAGACCAACAGGAAGATTTGCTTGGAAATTTTTTAAACAACCAGGTGGGGTCTTACCTGTGCCATTAGATGAATTGCCTGATGATATGCCAGAAGCTCAAGGATATATTTTTCAAGCAGGAAAATGGTGGAAGACAAACCCTAAAGCAGAAAATTTACATAACTTGGTTGATGGCTATTATGACCAATTGCTAGGCGGCAAGAATGCTGATTGGATAAAATGTTATGCACAAGGTCAATATACTTATGTGCAAGAAGGTAAGCCTGTTTGGTCAGAATATGATGATACCCTTATGGCTGAAGATTTAGAAATCCAACCTAACCTTCCTGTTATAGTTGGTCTTGACTTTGGTCTAACTCCTGCAGCAACGTTCGCCCAAAGATTGCCGAACGGCAGATGGCATGTGCTGCACGAGTTAGTAACTTTTGATATGGGTCTAAATAGATTTGTTACCAGTTTAAAATCTATGCTTGACCAACATTATAGCGGTCATGAAGTGATAACTTATGGTGACCCTGCTGGTATGGCTCGAGACCAGATATTTGAATCAACAGCATTTGACCATCTAAAACAACACGGAATCTTGGCAAGACCAACACACACAAATGATTTTAGAACACGTCGCGAAGCTATGGCTATGCCTATGGGTAGGCTCATAGAAGGACGCCCAGGTTTTTTAATTAATAAATCTTGCATACGTTTAAGAAAAGCACTTGCAGGTGGTTATCATTTTAAAAGGGTGCAGATTGGTAGTGGTGGTACAGAACGCTATAGAGATACACCAAATAAAAATGAACATTCACATATTGCGGATAGTGCAGCTTATTTATTTCTTGGTGGTGGTGAACACAAAGGAATGACAAGAAGACCTATGTCCAAGATACAACAGCCATTGAAAGGGGCGTTTGATTTTAATGTTTTCAGCTGATGAACTAAACAAGGTATGTAGCCTTGGGTATGGTGGTGATTATAAGATTGTAGAATTTAATCAATACCATATGGAAATGCTAGAGCTTAATAAACACGATAAAGCTTGGCACAAGTATTATAAAAATTATGCAAAACAAATTTCAGACTATTACACGGATGGCACTGCATTTACAGGTTTAGCATTTGGAAATGTTGTTTGTTGTTTTGGATTTACCTTTCTTTGGAATGGAGTTTACGAAGCCTGGTTACTTCCAACAACAGAAAAAGTTAAGGAATATGTTATACCATTTCATAGAAGTTCTTTGAAAGTTTTTGACTACGCTATGAGCAAACATAGTATGAATAGATTACAAATAGTGGTCAGCTCACAAAATGCTCTGGCTCGCAGATGGGCAGAAAGATGTTATTTTAAGAATGAAGGACTGTTACATAAGTACGGGCCAGAAGGAATAGATTATTATATGTTTGCAAGGAGTTGATATGGGTTCTATTTTTCGGTCGCCAAAAGCACCACCACCACCACCACCAATTGTTGATGACACATTATCACGTCGTGAAAAGGCAGCAGAAGATGATAAAAGACGTGAAAACAAAAGGTTTGCTGCAAGGAACCGTGCCAAAAAAGGTATGGGTACAGTTCTTATGACGGATTACCGTGAAGATGGAAATCAACGTGGTAATGTTGGTCAAAAGACATTAGGGCCGTCAGCAGGTAGAAATCCTAGGAATATTAACACTAATCAAAAGATGGGCTAATGAAATGGCTGTCAAAAAGCCTAAACGCAAGTTCATTAGGAATCCTAAGTACATTGAAGAAGTACACAAGGAATCTGATACACGTTTAGAAAAGCAAAAGGCATATGGTAAAAAAAGCACATCAAAATCCTAGTGGTGGTCTTAACCAGGCAGGAAGAGACCACTTCAAAAAAACTGAAGGCGCAAATCTAAAACGCCCACAAAAAACAGGAACAGATTCACGCCGTGTATCATTTGCTGCTAGGTTTGCAGGAATGAAGGGGCCTATGAAAAATGAAGACGGGACACCTACTAGGAAAGCTCTAGCTCTAAAAGCGTGGGGTTTTGGTTCTGTTGAAGCAGCTAGAAACTTTGCCAACCGTCATAAGAAATCAGGAAAGGCAAGTACATAATGGCTGAATTAACTATAAAAGAAATTAAAAAAAGGTTCAAAGCAGCCGAAACACATAAAGACCATTGGCGAAGTATTTACGAAAAATGTTACCGTTTTGCGCTGCCAGATAGAAATTTATATGACGGCTACTATGAACAAGATACACCAGGAACAGGCAAACGTGATGAAGTCTTTGACAGCACCGCTGAAAACAGCACCAATCGCTTTGCTAATAGAATACAAAGCTCTTTGTTTCCTCCTCAATCAAACTGGTGCCGCCTAGTTCCTGGTAACGATATTCCAGAAGAAAGAAAAGTAGAACTACAAAGAACACTAGATTTTTATGAACAAAAGTTATTTCAGATTCTTAGAACATCAGGGTTTGACTTGGCTATTGGTGAATTTTTATTAGACCTAGCTGTTGGCACTGGGTGTATGTTAGTGCAGCCAAGTAATGATGATACTTCCCCAATTCGGTTCACACCTATTCCTTCCTTTCATGTGTGTTTTGAAGAAGGGCCTAATGGTCAAGTCAATACAGTCTATAGAAAGATGAAAAGACCTTACAATGTATTAGAACAAGAATTTCCTGACATTGTTATACCTGACGAATTAACTAGGAAATATAGGGAAGATGTAACTAAAAAAGTAGAATTATTAGAAGCCACATATACCAATGATGGCAAGATGTATTATTGTGTTATGACTATGGAAGGTGAACACAAATTAGTTAAAAGAAATCTAAAAAGCTTTCCTTGGATTATTGCTAGATATATGAAAGCTAGTGGTGAAAGATATGGTAGGGGGCCTGTATTATTTGCATTGCCTGATATTCTTACCTGTAACAAAACAAAAGAACTAGCTCTTAAAAATGCATCACTTAGTATTGGTGGGGTGTACACTGCAGTAGATGATGGTGTTCTTAATCCACAAACCATATCAATACAACCAGGTAGTATCATTCCTGTGAATTCAAATGGTGGGCCTAGGGGTGCATCATTGTTACCATTGCAAAGGTCAGGTGATGTACAGCTATCGCAAATACAATTACAAGACCTAAGAATGTCAATCAAACAAATGTTGTTAGATGACCAACTACCACCAGACACAATGTCTGCACGTTCTGCAACTGAAATTATGGAAAGAATGAAGCAGCTATCACAAAACTTAGGTGCTGCGTTTGGTAGATTAATAAATGAATGTATGCATCCAATAGTTAAAAGAACATTAGAAATTATGGATGAACAAGGGATAATAGACTTGCCGCTAAAAGTTAATGGTCTTCAGGTACAAGTTATACCTGTTAGTCCATTAGCATTAGCGGGAAATGCTGATAAAGTTAATTCTGTAATGCAATACATACAAATGACTTCTGCTTTTGGGCCTGCAGCACAAGGGTTAATTAACCTAGAAAAAGCAGGTGATTACATTGCAGACCTTCTTGGTGTGCCTGGTGAAATAAGGACAACACCAGAAGAAAGACAACAAATTGCACAGCAAATGATAGAAGCTGCTCAACAACAAGCACAAATGCAAATGGAACAAGGTGGTGAAGAACAACCACCATTACAGGAAGCAGTAGGATAATATGGCACGCGAAGCAGAAAAGATTAGGTCAATTAATACACCAGGCTGGGATGGTGTGAACTCTAGTGCAGATGTTACTAGGATTCATAATGTTTCAGAACAGGAATCACTTGACCTTTTATATAACAGATGTTTTAGCACTGATGCTGGTCAGAAAGTGTTAGAACATCTCATATCATTAACCTTAGACCAGCCTTGTTGGACACCTGGTGCTGACCCTTCTTTTGGATATGCAAGGGAAGGTCAAAACTCAATCATTAGGGAAATCCAACAAAGAATCAAAAGGAATAAAAATGGAAGAAAATCAGAATGAAAACACTCAAGCAAATACTGAAGAAGCTCAAGGTCTTATGGGGGAAGTTCCTAAACCTACTGAAGAAACTAAGCCACAAGACCAAGAAAGCATTCCTCACCTTGTTTCCACTGAGGAAGAAGGAAGTGATGATGGTGAAACCTACCTTCGACCAGACTTCATCCCAGAAAAGTTCTGGGACGAAAAAGAAGGCCCAGACCTCGAAGGGACGTTCAAAAGTCTAAATGAACTAGAAAAAAAGTTTCATAGGGGTGACCACAATGTGCCAAAGGACGGTTATAAATTAACTGTTGCTGAAGAAGCAGGTGTGACAAAAGATGACCCTTTGCTACAAAAATTTCTAGCAACTGCCAAACAACAGAATATGACACAGGCTGGTGTTGATGAAGTTTTGACTTCTGTTATAGAAATGGCAGGTGATGCAGCAAAAACAGAAGAAACCAACAGAGAAGAAGAAATGAAGATTCTTGGTGGCAATGCACAAGAAATTATTACTGCTAACCAAAATTGGATTAATGGTTTGCTTTCTAAAAAAATTATTAATGAAGATGAAAGAGCAGAACTTTATGGTTTTGGTGACTATGCAGGTGGTGCAAAGATTCTACAAAAATTAAGGGGTATGTCAGGTGACAATACACCTATACCAGTTGCTACTTCACCAGACCCTAAAATGACGCAGGAAGAATTCAAACGCTATGCACAAAGCAAAATGAATGACCCTAGGTATGGTAATGATATGAAATATACCAATGATGTGCAAAAAGAATTTGAAGACTATTATGGTAACAAAGCTGCTGTTGGTTAAAAATTGTTTTACAAGTTGCAGTTTGTAATGTATTTTAAAGGGGATTAATAACTCTCTTTTTTTGGGAGCTAATCTGGCGTGTAGAAATACACCGTTTGCACAAACGTTATTGTGAAGTGCAGGCTGGATTATTCCAATAACCTGATGGCGATTAACTTAACTGTCAAATTAGGGAGTTTATCTTATGACAACAACCGCAAATCTAAGCCCAGCGTTTGTTCAGCTTTTTGATAGCGAAGTGCATCAAGCCTACCAAGGGAATGCCGTGCTACAAAATGTCTGTAGAATGCGTACGGGTGTTGTAGGGAATACAGTCAATTTTCCAAAGATTGGAAAAGGACAGGCAACCCTACGAAATCCTGGTACAGACGTGGTGCCGCTTAATACAGCGTTTACATCTGTGTCAGTTTCCATGTCTGATTTTGTCGCATCAGAGTACAGCGACATCTTTTTGCAGACTAAAATTAACTTCGACGAGCGAAGAGAATTGGCAACTGTAGTTGGCTCAGCGATTGGTCGCAGACAAGACCAGATAATCATTGACGCTATCAATGCAGCTTCAGCTGGTTCTTCCGTGGCAAAAACTGTGGTGACCACAGGAAATGCGGCGGCTAGTAATCTTAATGTAGGAAAAATTCTTGCAGCTAAGAAAGCTCTAGATGCTAAAAATGTACCACCAACAGATAGATTTT